AGATGTGGCTAAGGTAATTGATTATGTATGTGGAGATGATAACATATTTGGCAATAATCGACCCGGTTTGATTAAGTATGATTTGTTTAATGTTAAGGAAGTTGCTGAATCACTAGGAATGGTGGTCACCAATGGAGACAAAACGGAAATTACAAAATCAACACAAGATTTGGATAAATTGACTTTTTTGAAGCGTTCATTTAGATACCATCCTGTTTTGAACAGATGGGTTGGAGCTTTATCTATCGATACATTAATAAACACATTGCAATGGTATGATACTAGTAGTACAGCTGAGTATTCAGAAATATTATTAGGAAAGAGCAATGCAGTATTGATTGAAGCATACAACCATAGTGTCGCTTGCTATGAAATCTTTAGAGATTTCTTGAAAGAGAACGGTATCACTTATGGACTATTTGGAGAAGAAGATATTATCCGCATTTTGAATAAAGAAGATGGTTATGCTATTGTTACTGCTCTTATGGGCAAGAACTTCGTAGTTTAACTTGATTTGTTTAAAATGACAAACAAACAAACAAACATGTAAACATGTAAGCGTGTTCTTGCTTAGAAAGAACACTCATTATATTTACGACATAATGTTTTATTCAGTAGGACGATAACCTATAATCACTGGTTTAAGATCGAGTTATAAAAAATGACAACGCCTTAACGTCGTTTGCTTGCTTAAACCTTTAGTTCACACAAGGCTGCTAATACTAATGCGATATTAGCGAAAAAATTTGGCGCATTACTATGGAACACATTGACACACGATTTGAACAACTGGCTAATAAAGATTTTGAAGTCGAACAAACCCTGGATGAAACGCATCTTGATGCTAAAGTTGCCTCTATAACAACTAGAGAAGCTATATTCGCACCAAAAATTCAACATACTATGTTGGAGGGATTTATCCCAGATGAATATAGAATTGATGCATCTCCATTTGTGAATCGTCCATTTTATTTGGGCACCACATTATGGAATAATAATGCACCGCAATTTACTTGTTTGGACCTTCCGGTTCATCAACTTCCAAGGGATGTTTTTACATCTAATCTTTCACTTGAAAATGCTTTGAAGATGGCTTCGCTATTCCGATCTGAATTGATTTTGAATATCTCATTGTCTGGCACATTGGTGCATTCAGGCACGTTACTTATTGGAGTCTTACCTCCGATGTTGGAACCGATCAATTCCACCAATTACACCGGTGGAAATGAACAACAATACTGGATAAATTCTATTTTATCTGGTCCTCATGCTTTTTTACATGCGAATGAAGCTACTTCTGTTAATCTAGAAGTACCTTGGTATTGTAACACCGATTACGGTGAACTTGATACAGCAAGCAATGAAGCTCCAACAAGCTACGTCCCGAATGCAACTTTGAATTTTAAAACAGCTAATTATGCATCTTTAGTTGCTATCGTTTTGCAACCTCTTCTTAATGGAGGGGGAGCGGGAGATATCACATTGATAATGGAAGCTACTTTTAAAAATTTGGAATTATATTTACCAGCACCGAGATTCTTAAGAGATTCTGATTGGACAGTGCAAGCCGGAGGTTTGATTGACGGCAAGAAGGCGATGACTACTGGTGCAGCTGCACTAGGAACATCGCTGGGTGGTCCTGTAGGTGGAATGATTGGAGGAGCTGCAGGTGGCTTAGCTGCTAAGGCAACAACTGGTTTACTAGATATGGGAACAAAGGGATTGAAGAAGATGGTACCTTTTTTAGGTGACGCTCTCGATTTCGGAAGAGGACTTATATCCTCTTGGACAGGATTGCATAATCCCAATAACCCATCAATAGCTAACCGTTTTATCACGACGTCGCGAAATTTTCCTAATGTAACAGATGTGGAACAATTTTTTGAAAAATTGGATCCGTATGCAACAGAAAATAGACTGGTAAAAGAGCCTATTTTTGGTAGTTTGATTGATGAAATGAGTTTATCTCATATCACTTCGAAAAGACAGTACATTGGACAATTTAAAATCACGACTGACGATTCCGTCGGAAAGTTATTATTTTGTAGACCTATTTCTCCATTTCAGGGAGGTGTTAATTACCCTTCCGCTCCATCTAGGTATGGTTGCAATAATATTGAATTGTTACACTCTCTTAGTAGAGCGTGGCGAGGAGATATTAAAATAATTTTACAATCGAGTATGAACAACAAACAGTTCACCAAATTGAAGGTAATTAAGTATTATAATCCGTCTAATAAAGTGACAGTCGCAACACCGGCTATGAGGGCGTTGGCTAATGCCCCATCACAACTATTGGAATTCAATGGAGGTGGTCAAGAGTTAGCAATAACTCTCCCCTATATGTGTAGGAACGATCTTATGCCTTGTCATAATGACTTTGTATCAGAAGGTTTATTACATGGATTATATTATATATATCTTGCCCAAAATTTGATTGTCGCGGATAATTCACCTATGGAAGTTAATTTTAATGTTTATATCCAATGTGAGCCTAATTTTAGGTTTTACGGATATTCAACTCGACCGGTGGAATTCATTAAGAATATACCATCACAACCGGAACAGGGTATTATTCCTGATCCTACTCAACGGAAAACAGAAACATGGGCAGCAGAATCAGGCGATTTTGCGAACGGCGTTATGAATGCTCCACAAGAGCAGGATGATACCATAAGTTCAAACCCAGTTGACGCTATTGCAGACCATTATAGTAGATTGAGACCTTTAGTAGACATTCGACCGTTTATTCGTAGAATGTACCTCGCCTTAGAGAAGACGACTACTTTAGGGGAAGGAACAACTCCGTTTTTCTTTCCTTTATCAAAATTTATAAATGAAATGCCATTCGTCACCAGTTGGGGTACTGATATTCGTAGACGTACAATCCCTCTGGTCAGTAGCATGTATTATGGTCATTCAGTTGGCTTTAAATTACACATGCAATTTTTCCCAAGAAGAGTAGAACAGAATTTTACTGACATTAAAAACTCTATTGAGCCGAGGATATTTTATGTTCCCCCAGGACTTAAAATTGAGGCCCCAAATAGCGTGCTTTATCCAAGTACAATATACTCACAATTCCCAAATATTGAGCTTTATTTAAATAACAACGGTATGTTTAGTATTCCTGAGATAACATCACAGAATCAACCAACTGTTGATTCCAATGGAGCAGTTAATTTTGAATTTGTTATACCCAATATAACATGGTTCAAATTTATGGGTGGAATCTATAAATATCTAACCGAAAGGCAGATTATTTCAACTCGGACTAATGTTAATACATTAGCTAATACCGATTATGGATTCCTAGTAGTTGTCTTTAAAGTTAACACCTTACAAGAAACTACCCCTGGGCTTATGCGAATATACGTAGGTCTAACTGATGAAAGCCGATTCGGTTTTCACACAATCGCTCCAGTCTTTGCTATATCTAATGAGAAGCAAGACATTTATATGAATGATTTGAATACACATACTGAACACTATTTACCTAAATCGATGTATTTTGGAAGTGGCGCAGATCGGAAGAGCACACGTCTGAACTCCAGTCACCCTTCAATCTCGTATGCCGTCTTCTGCTTGAAA